AAGTCCATTCAGATAAATGAGCCTGTGCTCTTTGTATCTCTGTTTGCGCAATATTTAAGGCAGATGTAACCAGCTCAATATCTTCATTAGATTGTGCACCATATGCATCAGTCGTCGCACTTGGTTGATTACTATTTATAACATCTTCAGCATTATCTATAGCAGCTTTTACTCTTGTAAGTTGAGAACTTGCAGCTGTAAAAGTATCTGAATCACCAAATACAGAACTGGCAGAGTCTTCCATCTTGTCAAACGCAGCCTCAGCCGCTTCTATTGCGTTTTTCATAGCAGTCAAAGCTGTGGCAATATCTCCTGAAGTTGGGTCGTTTGTAAGAATAGCCTCCCCATCTGCTAAGTGCGCTTGCATCCCATCAAGGGCTGCATTCACATCTAATAAATTCTGTGCTACATCATAAGCTGCATCGGGCTTATTCCCATCGATTAAATTTGCAGCATAAACTAGGGCATCTCTCACCACTGTAAATCTTTTATTCGTATTATCCCACAACTCTGTCGTATCATCAATATCACCAATGGAAGTATAAAAATCAGTTACTTTTCCTTTTGCCACATCTACTATGTTATCTACTTCATCGACAGCGCCTTGTATTGCATCTAACGCAGTTCTTATATCTCCACTATTATACGCGCCTGAAAGATTTTTAGCCTCATCAAACTCCACACTACCTTCAACAATTACATTGTCAATCTTATCAAACTCAACACTGGCTTCTACAATTATTTCATCAACTTTATTTAATTGTGTCACCATCGCATCACACGCCGTTTCAAAGTCTGAAGAATTATCAGTATTTGAAGCTATCTCGGCTGCTTCTGCTTTTGCAAGCACAACTTCTGCTTTCGCAAGGACTAAATCAGCATTTATTTTATCACAAACAGCTTGAGTTTCATCTAATTCTGCATTCATAGCGGTTAACGCTGTGGTTATATCTGAATTGCCAAGCTTGCCACTCATATTCTGTTGTAACGCTTTTATGGCATCATATAAGACAACCAAGTATTCAGCTTCATTTGGAAAATTTGTTATTGTACTAAGACTACTCGCATCTAAAGCAGAACCCTGATTATAAGTAGGGATTGAAACTAATTTACCAGTACCAGTGGGGAATATAGTTACAAGAGCGTCCTGAACATAGTAAGCCGGGTCTGTAGCAGTGGCATACTGCATATCTGACGAGTCTTGTATCCTGCCCCTATTTCTCGCTGGAACCTTCCTACAGGGCTGGTCTATTGTCCCGTCATTTCTCAATACGTGAAGTACCTTGCTACCCTCAGAAGTTGTTGTGTTAGTAAAAGAGGTTTCTTCTGCTACCCTCTCTTGCATAGAGCGAGGCATAGCATTAATAACCTCATTAGCCCCTTCCGTTATAAAAGAGTCCAATGCAGTTTCGTCACTAAATGTACCTACAAGGTCTACTACTTGTGCGCTAAACGTTGCCACGAACTACTCCCCCTTTCGATTCAATATCTTCTCCCATTGTCGTTTCCGTGAATTGAATTTGGTCTTTCCTTATGGCTGCTGCAAAGCCGGGATGTCTTATAATGATTGCAGGGGTATACAAAGGTTTACTGGCCCTTTTGCCGCAACTACGACAATAAAACCAACCCTCTGAATTGTCTTCCTTACAATGCTGACAGGACATTACGCCCCACCAACCACCATGGTAAGTATTCTATCGCCAGCAAGTTGAGTATGTGTAATAGATAATATTTTATTATTAGTCGAATCTAATGTGTCAATATAATCTTTAATATCTCTTGCCATTGTACCTGCATCACCAGTCTCAATACCGGGGTTGCCGGGATGAATGAACACTTTTACTTTTACATTGCCATAAACAGCCATGTTTTCTCCAGTCTCAAATTATAAAAATTTTAGGATATTCGGGGTTGGCCCTTTATACGACCAACCCCACAGAATCCAAATCTGTTTACCCTTAGTTATTCAGGTTTAGCTTATAGTAATGTGCGCAACATCGTGAGCTGTTGCATTGGCGTAATAATATACACCATCGCAAAACAAGTCAACTTTGTCGCCCAATTGCGAACCGCTAATAAATACGATTTCATCTACCGCTGTAGAATCGGTGGAAGAACCAGCTCCACCATCACCACCAGAGGTGTATCCTACGATAGTATCTTCAGCGGTATTATTAGCGATGGTTACAGCATTAGAACCAACATCTACATTAATAAATGTCACATTCCAACCCGCTCCAGCCGTAGCGGCTAATGGTAAGGTAATTTCGTATGCACCACTATCTTGGTCGATACCAAACACCTTTCCTGAATCCGCAGCGGTCAGCGTACGGGCAACTGTGATAACCTCATACTTGTTAGCAGTATCACTAACACCACTATTCTGTTCTAGATAAGCACTTCTCATTGTTCATTACCTCCTATTAACCTGATGTGTAATTAGATTCAAAGTTAAATAGAGCGTGAGCTTCAGGAAGAGAAACTTCCAGACCTGCTTCGGTAAGAATCATGTCTTTGCGTAAGTCTTCATCAGCTGACTGAACATTGGTCATAATGTGCGTATCTCTGTTCACACCATTTCCAATAAGCGGACGGTAAGCTACGTTATCAAGGTCAACAAGACACATATATGGTGATGCGAAACCTCTAAATAGAGGCTCTTTAACGAGTGTTAAATCACCGTGAATTGTTTCCACCTTCATAACTTTATGCCCATAAGAACCTTTTTCCTGTGCAAACATTGGATGGCTTGCATGGTAGGCACTTGATAGGAATGTGTTTGAGCTTCCTAGTTTATTGAAATATGTAACTACGGGAAGTGAACACAGAGCAAGCTTAGCTTTACTTCCACCGCGAGCAGGGTCAAAAACCACCTCAAGGTCTGCTAACAGCGCATCGTATGTCATTTGAGCATCGGTGCGAGTAGAGAAATAACCCTTATCTTCCGTATAGGTAAGAACAGCGTTATCTTTGATTTGAGATTGTGAGTTTTTAACAATGTGACCAACAATACCATCGGTATAGTTGATACCACTCTGACTTGCGGAATGACCGAAAAGCATGGCTCGTTCAATATCCACCTTATGTTCGCGAAGTTTCAAGTTCCAGATTCTGTCCCACTCACTTGCGTAACCGCGATAGACTGTTGCCCTAGCGGTATTTGTCAGTTCACAGGCTGTCTTAAAAATTTGACAATACCCAGAACCGTTATCCAGTTCACGTGACCAAGAATCAGGAGAACCCGAACCCTCTTCAAATGCAGTCCCGATTACGGTACATTTATCGCCATCAGCACCGGCAGTAGTACTACCTGTAGCTGCAGAGATTGTCTTACCGGTAAAAGTTGTTTCCGTACCAGTGTCTACTGGTGAAGACTCAATCCGTACAATAGCCGTTTCGGGCTCATTGGTAGATGAATTAGTCTCACCAACAGTAAATACCATGCCCTTAATAAGCCAGTCAACGGAAGCGCCAGCACCATCATCTACTGTGTAAGTAATAGAACTTCCAGCAGCTGCAACGGTATGTGATGCATCCAAAGCAAAGCTTCTTTCGGACATTTGTATTTTGTTACGGTCTTTTAACCATCGGAACTGGGGGTCGTCCGTTGGAACTTTAGCAACCTTAGATAGGTAAACGAAAAATGGCGATTCTTCAGGAGCTAAATCAGCAACTCTGTCACTGAAATTATATAGCCGCCTTGATGGAATGACACTATCGATTACCGCACCGGGGTCACCAAACTTTAACGGGCCGGGATTATTATATGTTGCCATATTATATATCCTTCCTCAGTTATGTTGTTTTAAAGTACGCTACTACGGCTACCAGCTTTCATAATGCCATCCCACATCTTATTTTCTTCAGATTTGGGAGAAGTTGGAGAACCTCCTTGAAGGACTCCAGCAGTACGAGGCTGGTTCTGAGCGGCTTTCACCGCTTCAGCCGTCTCAGGGGCGTTACCTTTTTTATTAACGTCCCTATATAGCTTCACCAGATTCGATAACCCAACTTGTTCTTTCGGTTGCGTAACAAAACCCATAAACTCATTGATATCACCATCTGACATCTTATATGTATTCCGTAACTCATTAACCGTATTGTTGTATGTTATCTCCTCTGTCATCTGTCGTTTCTGCTCACCCAACGCATTATTCACCACATTATTCATCATCTGAACATCTTGGTTCATTCTGAATTTAAACGACGGTGACTCAGGGTTGTAGTAAGCATCCCAAGGGTTAAAATCCTCAGCAGGTAAACCTTGCTGAGCTTCTCGCTGCGGTTGCTGTTGTTGTGGCTGTCCGTTCAAGTTTTGCTGTAAGACGTCCACCAAATCAGGTCTTGATTCTAACAAGTCTCCCAGAGGTTCAAGCCTTCTAAGCTTCTCATTCTCTGCTTGAGTTTTGTCATACATTGACTGGAACTTGCGGGCTTCAATTTCCCACTCGTTCGCTGGAATCGTTTCGCTTGTAGCTTCAACTTCTGGAGCTGAAAAATCTACTTGCTCTTCTGACTCAATGCCTTCCGCCGATTCAACATACTGTTCATCGGCCTCTGCTCTTACTTCTTCAACTATACTTGGGCCACTGTCAACCAAACCATCAGCTTGGGGTACGGCCTCTGTCTGTGTATTGTCCATATATTCTCCTTAATAGATGTCTCTATGCTTCTGGAGTAGAACTAGCGTCTTTTGTAATAGATGCTAATTTCTCCGCTTCGAGCTTCACCTTGTTTTGTAGATTGTTTAACTGAACTCTTCTATCAGCTTTGGCGTCTGAAGCGATATCTGTAAGTCGAGATTTAAACTTTTCAACCTCAACCCGTTTCCTGTCGCTAACAGACTCCCTTTGGGCAGTCTGGAGGTCTCCCTCCAAATTCTTTATTTGCTCACCCATAGCCTGAACCTGCTGCATGAGCTGGTTCTTCTCATCGGTTCGGCGTAGGATAGCTTCTTTATCAAATATTTCTGGATTCTTCTTTAAGACTTCTACCTTATCAACGATACCCATTTGGTATGCCTCCATGTAAACACCAAGCTCCGCCCACTTATTCGTAGGTAGGGTAGAACCCGGTTCAATTCTTAAATCATGTTGTCCTAAATTGTGTCGTTCTTTTTTAATATCTAATATAGCGCCAGTCTTATCATCATAATGATTGACCATCACTTCGGTCATGTCATTGTTTGCGCTATTGAGACGGAAAATCTTCCTATAAGTATAATGACCTTTAGCTAGATTATATAATACCTGACCTAGCCTGTTGATGCTAAATTCAATATCCCTCAACTTTGACTTGGGTCTCTCAGTTCCAAGGGCAATCATTCTTTCAGTACCCTTAACTGTCTCGGGTGCTTTTTCTGCAAACCCGTGCATCATCTCTGGTAATCCAAATGTGAAATCAATATAGAACTCACACTGTTGAATTAGTTTATAAAACTCTCCAGCCAATGGCTGAGGGGCTGGGAAATGTGGTTCCCCCTGTGTAGAGTCTACCTCTATAACCGCATTGGGGTTAGCCCAGTCTCTTTCCAACTGACCCAAGTCCTCCACACTACCTAGAGGTACTAACAGTTTTAACCCACCAGATGCCTGAGCATGAGAAAGAGCCAGCGACCAAAGCTTATTAAGTAGGCGCTGCATTGGACGAGCCCTCGATACATCTGACTTTGGATAAGGTGTCTCTGTAAATAAATTTGGGATAGGTACGACTGGATACTGGTCGGTGTTAAGGATGGTCTCATAGAGAACGATTTGACCAATACTTGCACACACTTTAACCCGAGTCTGTTTAACTGGAATAACTTCATATTGGCTGGCCTCTAACTGCTCGCGGTTATTTTCCAGAAACTCTTGGTACTCATCCTCACTAAAGACAGCCTCTTCACCAGTCTGCATATCTATCACACGGTAAAAGTCAACCTTTACCTTGTAAAATCTTTCTAAAATCTGATATTTACTTCTTTCAAAGTAATCTAAATCCTTTGCCTCTGCGGGGGTAAAGACCTTCTTACCGTTGCTATTCATAGCATCGGGGTAATCTTCCTCTAAATAAGTGTCAAGGTCTTGGATGATTCCTAATTCTTTTTCTCCTGTTTCTGGATTTTCTTGTTCGCCTAATTCTGGGTAGAGGCTGACGACTTGTTCACCCGTGAGGATTGTAGAGAGGATAACACCTTCGGCGTCATCATACCATCTATTGCGAGTATTCGGAGAGACATATACCCTGAACGGATTGACGTAAGTGAACTTGACATCGCCTCTACCAAAATCTGATTCAGGGTCTATATAAGCATATAAATACCCCATGCCGGTAGTGGCATAATCGTGAATAGCCTGTTTCAACTGCCAGTCCCCATTGGAGTTCCCCCAAACATATCCCATGATTGTTCTCCATACAGAAGCAACCTTTACATCAGAGTCTTCTCTGGGGGTCATCGTAAAGGCGGGTGGTCTGGAAGTTAAAACTGCTTTAAATTTTTCAATAGCTGGCCCAATTCTATCCATTGGCACATCAGCTTGATTGCGGGACTGCAACTCATCTACCTCTTCACTGGTAAAATGATTCCCATGATAAAAGTCTACATCATATCTGGCTTCTGTATCCCAATCGGTACGGGCATTGCGCCAGCGTCGGTATAAATCCTGATTATATTCCGCTCTTTTATCTGTGTCCAATACCATTAATCATCCTCATTGGTTAGTCGCTGCACTAAAGCTCTGTTAATTAAACCCTTAACCTGTGGATTTAAAGTTTGGGGTGCTATCCCCTTTCTAAACAAAGCGGCTTGCTGCCTTTTAGACAATGGCGTTTCCATTCCAAAAGATGGAAGATACGCTGTAGATAGCTTTGGTATCTCAAGCTTGGCTTTTGTTTGCCCTTCGCCACCCAAAATGCTATATATGTCTACCGGCTTAACTCTCTTATCTTGACCCGCGGATGCCATTAAAGAGTCACTAGCTTGAGGCGGCCCTCCATACTCCATTATCGCCTCAAACTCAGGGCGGCTTATAGAACCGAGTTGCGGCATACCTGTCACCTCTCCCATGTTCTCGGGGCCCATTCTCCCTAACGGTTGCCCCGCCCCAATTTGACCACCATTCGCATACATTACAGGGCCACCCTGCCTCATCTTTTTGCGACCAGTTCTAGGCATCTTGGACTTGTCCATTTGTTGTTTTAACCGCATAGAGTCCAGCATGGTATTAATAGTATCACCAGTAAACGGGTTAATACTTTGATTAACGTCCCTCATCATTATCTGTTTTAAAACACTATCTATACTTGTAGGAACTGGCGGGCCATATACTTCAGGATTTCTTAATTCTTGCTGCTTACGAGGTAACGCTTGACCACCGGCTTGGTAAGAGTCCACTGGGCCACCCGTGTTATATTTTCTTTTACCTAGCCTTGCCTTCATAGCTTGGAAATCATCATATTCTTTTTCATTCATTCCAAGGGCTTTCATCATCATTTGTTTTTCTTTTGCTGCCTTAGCCGTTTCTCTAGCCGCTTCAATAGCGCCTCTGTTTTTTTCTATATCTACCAAGCTAGCCAATGCCCTATCTATATCAGGCTCCATTCCACCACGAACCATTATTTTTGCCTGTCTT